TCATCGGAATACGCACTTGCCCGCTTGCTTCAAGCCTGCAAATCTCTTCTGTTTTCCGAGGAGGCTGAAAAACTCACCGAGAAGCGCAACTTCTTCCCCTGTCCACTCTCGTAGTTCACGGCCACCCATTGGTCTCCAGCTCAAAATTTCTGACTCCACGCCAGTCAGTCGGGGCGTTGCGGCCAATGCCGTTGTCGTGTTATTTTCGCCTGTCATTGATTACTCCGTTCTTGATGACATCGAGACTGCGGGGCGGCCAAGCGGTGCCTGAGAAACGTTGCTTGGCTGTTCCCTTTTTAAAGGGGCGATCACTCGCCCTTGACCTTCCACTGCGGAAGGGTCCACCGGACCTGCTTTGCAAGCTGATCGCGGTAGTTCGTAAGCCTGACGATATTCGCCAAAGCCTGCTTTCGTGCATCCGGGTCACTGAGGTCCGCGGCCTCAAGTTCCGCGATCCGGGCATTGATCTCCTGCACCTTGTAGCGGTTGATCCACATGGCGAGGGTGTTCGCGGCGTCTAGGTAGAGGCCCACCATCCGTTCGGCTCTGCCGAGCGCGCCACGGTATGGGCCGTCTGTCTCTTCGACCCAATCCGGATCATGATCACCTGCGCCTGCATAATTGGGGATCATCTCAACCCCTGACCATTCGAGGTAAGCTGTCACATCCGACCAGTGATCAGCCATAAACTCGTGGAAAGGCATCTGGAAAGCTTCATCGGCAACGCCAACGGCCTCCTTCTCCTTTTCCTTCAGCCGCTCGCGATAAGCGCGCTGATACTCGGCTGCTGTCTTGACCATCGATAACCCCCGTTGTGATGATCTAACACTTATCACGTTAGCGTTAAGATGCAAGTGCGTAATTGAAGTCGTCTTCTGGTCGGCTATGGGCAGGCCAAATGCCTGTAACCTCGCCAAGGCGAGCAACTAGCTCATCACGACCGCCTAGCAGCGGGATCACTTCCACGAGGCGAGTGACGACTTCCTCATAGAGGTCATCCGGCAGGTAGATTTCGTTCATGTCAGTCTGCATTTCCCACGTCCTAAGTTTGGATTAACGGGAATTGATATCTCTGATGTAACGCCGAATGTAAAGTGTGAGAGTTTGTAAAAGATAAGTGATATCAGATAGTTACTGTAAATCAGTATTGACTTACCGGCCCACGGGCAGCGGATTTAAGAGGCGCTTGCTCATCTCGACTTCATAGGAGGCCGATGGCGAGCTTTGGCTTCTGGCGAGGGTGTAAGACTCGCCTAAGGCTACTTCGCGTTCCTGGGCCGTCTCTGAGTCTTTCTGCACGCCTTCTGCCTATGAAGGCTGGCCTCATACTCTTCACGAGCAGCCGCACGGGTCGCGTTGCACTGGTAGAAAATCTTGTCGGTGCCGAGCGCTTCGGCTGTCTCGTGGAAGGCCTTCGCCATGTAAGCGGCCCATCCGGTCGCGCTCCAAAGCCTGCGGGTGTCGGTCTGGCGTCCAGCGCCGTAACCTTCGACCTTGCCACCTGCGCTCTTCAAGGCGTCCCGGAAGCTTTTCCACTCGCGATGCTCAAGGGTAGCGATACCGTGGACATGAAGCCTGCCGGTCGGGCTGATCTCCAATGCGAGCGAGATCGGCACGGCGCGACCGAGCAACGTCTTGCAACGCCGGTTGATGGCATCTGCAAGCGCCTTGGCAGGACGTTCGTCTTTTGCGAGCTGCGCTTGCTTCTTCGGCGTCAGGTTCAACGTGAAGGCGATGGACTCACTGCGAAAGGCATAGTCGAGAATGCGGCGCTCACGGTCATCAGAAGGAAGACGCTGCCAAGCCACGGTCTTCTTGTGTGCTTCACGGCTTGCCTTGATGGAAACCTTAGCGTGCCGACCTCTAGGCCTATGTTCCTCCTGATAGGCCTCATACCTCCGAAGCTCATCGGCAGCGAGGGTTAGATAAACGGGATAGGAGGTGTTTGTATGGTTGTTTGCATATACTAGACCTTCATCACCATGAGGTGCCGGAACGCCCTGCGGCATAGGGGCTTCAGCGTGATTTTGGGCTGCGCAATTTGTTGCAAAACACTCGTTTTGGCAGTTGCCTTCTTGAGTAGCTTTAACAGCGAAATCAGCGCATGATTCTTGACTTCCGCTGTGCAGAAGATAATATAGTGACATTCGAAACCTTCTTGAGGGTCCGGTCATCAGTCGAAAAGCTGACCGGCCCTTTTCTTTTGTGGCTTCATCATTCTAGCAAGCTAGTAGAAACTGCTCAAGATACCTTGTTTGTCTAGTCACCATCTATGAATTGGTGGTTAGACAGCCATCCGTTACTTCGAGTTGACGACGATATTCGTTTATGGGAACATTAGACATTGAAAGCAGCGGCAATAGTGCCGCCGTGATAGGATGCAAATTGATCGCGAGCGCCGGAAGTTGAGAAGCTTCCGGCGTCTTGCGTTTAACGGCCCTGGCCCGCGCTCAACATATTGCCGGGGCGCATGAGCGTTTGAATTTCTCGAACTACAACGCCGCGCATAGTTTCCTCGATCTGGCTAGAAACGTGCTTTGCCAAGTCGGCATTCTGCTCGGGCGTCCCGCCTTTGGCGTTGACTGTGACAGGTGCGGAAATGGTGATGTTTTGAGAAGCAGGCGCGGTGTTAGTGTTTGCGCCCGTCAGGTCAGGCTTGCGAAGGGCTGGGGCGCTGCCGACATAACCACCACCGTCAAAGCCACCATAGCCAAGCGCGCCACGGTGGAGGGCCTCAAGGTTGCCGACGCCGATGCGGCTGGTCGCCGCCTTGGACATAACATATTCGCCCTTATGGACGACGCCTGCTGGTTCATACTTCCCGCCGTTGCCGGTATAGCCACCGTCTGCCCATCCGAAGATGGCGCCAAAGATACCCGTGCCTTGCCCTCCGAACAGTCCGGCGAGCGGTCCTTTGCCGAGAAGCGCGGCCTGAAGCGTAGCGTCAACGAGGCTGTTGAGCAGGTTCTTGAGCGCGCCGTTTAAGGTTTGCGTGCCGGTCAGAAGGCCAGACAGTGATGATGTAAAGCTTTCGGCAAAATACTGCTGTGCGTTCTTGAGACCTTCTGACGATGCCGCGACCTTCTGGTTCTCGCCATCAAGCTGCTGTGTCAGCGTGATCTTTTCGCGGATCTTCGCAAGCTCTTGGTCGGACAGGGTGATGCCATTCCGCTTTGCTTCCTGCTGTGCTTGATAAACGGCAAGCTCGACACGCTGCTGTGATGCCGACATGCTGGAAATCGATTGTTCGAAGCGGGCAAGATCAAGTCCTTCCTGCACGGTCTGGTTCAAGCTTTTGCGGGCTGCGTCCTGCTGCTTGATGAGGTCGGTCTTTGCCTTCTCGCTATCGGTCGGTGGCAGCGGCTGCGCTCCGGTTGCCGTCCGGCTATAGAGATCGCATATAGTGCCATTGTCCACGCGGTTGAGGCCGGTCCATTCCTGCCGAAGCGATGCCGGGTCATTGCCGCGACGGCGAAGCAGGGCGCGCGCAAGTTCGTCCTGGGTCTTCTCGTCATACAGGTGATCACCGGACAGACCGAGTTCCTTCATCAAGCCCTCAAGGGTTGCGCCCGTGATCTGGTAGCGGCCAAGCGCAGACGAACCCTTGCCGTCACCATAGAGGGCGCGATTCGCCGGGTTGGCGAGCATCTGCTTCTGAAGGGCGCGAACCTGATTTAGCGTCATGCCGGTGAGGTTCTGCGCGCCGCCCGTCCAGCGCCCGTTATCGAGGGTGGCGTTGTAATCCCCGCCGCTCTCAACGCTGGCAATGAGATCAAGGATATTGTCGTGTTTGCCGAACTTGGCGATGCTCTTGGCGCGGTTCGCAAGGTCGGTCGCGTTCATGACTTCGCCCATCGTGCGGGCGCTACCAACGGCGCGCTGATACGCGGCGTCAATGCCGTCGGTCGAGGCCAGGCTATCCAGCTCGCCCTTCAGTTCCGGCACAAGCTTCTTCAGGTCGGCGAGCGCTCTCTTGAAGTTAGCCGCTGCGGTTGTGTTTGCCGCGAAGCCGCTGCCGACGCTCTGCGTGATATCGGACAGCTCCTTGAGCGCATTCTTCAGTTCATCGCTACCGCCGCCGAGCGCCGTGATCTCCTCATCAACGGCAGACAGTGCCGCGCGAAGCTGGCGAAGGTCGTATTCCTTCAGGACGTTGAACGGGTTTGCTTCGGTATCAGCGATCTGCTTTTCCAGGTTTGCCCTTCGATCCTGAAGCCGCTTCAACTGCGCTTCCGGCGCGTTCATGGCTGCGATCTTGCGTTCGCCATCTGCCCGCGAAGCAGAGATCACACCACCGGGATCATTGATGAAGCCAATGATTTTCGAAGCGACGTTGACGCCTTCCACCGCTGCCTGCTTGGCATAGACGGTGAAGTTGCGCCACATGGTGGAGAACTCGCGGTCAATCTTCTTCGCCGCCTCGATCTGCTCTTCCGTAAACGTCGCGGCTTCGTTGCGCATGTTCTGGATTTCGCTGACGGACAAGCCGAGAACCTTTGCAAGCTCTTCCGCGCCGGTTCCGCCGAATACTTCATCGAGAATGCGGGTCTGCGCTGCTCGGTCCATCGTCTGAAGCTTGCCGATGATCTCATCCATGAACCGGCTAGGGTGTTTCAACTTCGCCGCAACGTCGGTGGCGGTATAGCCGAGCCGCTGGAAAGCTTCTTCCGCGCTGCCCTTGCCGGTCTTGGCAAATTCATCGCCGCGAATGTTTAGCTCCTTGAGGGCATCCGTCACGCCGTCAATGCTCATGCCGGTTGCGGTTGCGACATAGGTCCATTGCTGCCAAACCTTCGAAGACACGCCAGCCTTGCGGGCTTCGCGGTCAACTTCGGCAACGCTGTCGGCGATCTCCTTGAGGGCAATTGCCGCGCCACCGACGCCAGCAACAAGAGCGCCGCCCTTCATAAGCGGGGCGAACATGCTTTCAAGCTTCTCGCCGATGGATGCCGACGCCTTGGACATGGATTTCTCCATGTTCTCTGCCGATTGACGGGCGCGTCCTTCCATCTTGCGGAAGTTGTCATTCGTCGCCTTCGTGGCGCGGCTCATGTCCTTCTCATACTTATTAAATCGCGCCTCAAGGCTCACGAGAAGGCGTTGTGTATCGTCCATTCCTATTATTCCTATGCTGCTTCTGACCAAAGGCGGTCTAGTTCGTCGGGGTTCATGTCGAGAATCGAGCGACGGCCATCGTTCGCTGCGGCACGAGCAACGGCCATGGCAGCGGCAACCGCGCCGTCGATGCGGTCGGTCTTCTTGCCCTTGTGCATCGTTACGAGGCCGGTATCATTGCGGCTGGCGACGACGCTATCGAAGTGATGGCGAAGGACCGGGTGCCCGTTGTGTCGGATGCTGAAGCCGTTCACGACGCGCTCAAGCGTCCCGATGGCCGGTCCCATGGTGAGCGGTCCCTGCCGCATCTCGATTGCGGGCAAGCCGTCATCATGAAGGCGCTGCATCGTCATCCGGGCAAGATGCGGGTCAAAAGCGATTTCCTGCACGTTGTCGTTGTCGGCACAGATTTCGCGGATGTGCTGTTCGACGGCTTCCGGTTCGATCACCGGGCCGTCAATGACAATAATTTTGGCTTCGTCGCGCCACTGCTCATACGGCACGCCGTCACGCTGCGAACGGCCCTTGAGGTCGTCGCCGGGGACAAAGAACCATGGATGGACCGAGATCCGGCCATCGTCATGACGCCACGCGCCGACAACTGCGGTCAGGTCGCCGTTGACCGACATATCAACGCCGAGGAAGCATGGAAGCGGCGCGAGGTCGGCAAGATCGAAGTGCGGATCAAGGCCGGCGTCATAAGTGGTCATATCAAAGAGCGGGTCGCGTGAATGGGCCTGCCAGATATTCAAATTGAACTGCTGGAAAGCGAACTTTTCGGCGGGCCGGTCGGCTGCTTCCTTCGCAGCGGTGCGAAGAGCGTTCAGGTTCGGAAAGCCATGGGCAAGGCCCGGATTGACGCGATGCCAAACGGCTTCGTCCTGCCAATCGTCGCCGGGTGCTGCTTCGAAAATGATCGGCAGATATGCCGGGTTATTGATCTCGCCGAGCGCGACCTTCCGGGCGTAGTCGTATTCGGTGAAGCCTAGATTTTCAGAACCACGCCCGGCAGTCGTGGCTATTACCATGAGAGTGCCACTGGTCTTCACCATGCCGGACTTCAGGGCTTCCCAAAGGTCGCGGCCCTTCCATACGTGAATTTCGTCCACGAGAACGAACGCGGGCGTCTTGCCGTGCTGGGCCGCGCCATCGCTAGAAATGGCCTGAAGTTCGACGCCTTCAGACTTGAGGGCGATCTTCTTCGCGCTGTTATGGGCGTCATAGATACGGGTCGCGGCAACGATCCGCTTATCCATGCGGACAATGTTCGCCGCTTCCTTGAAGCCAAGCCCGGCCTGTTCGCGGTCGGAGGCGGCAAAGATCACCTGCCCGGCAGGCACACGTTCGGGGCCGATGGTATGCAGCAAGGCAAGCGCTGCCGCGAGGCTGGTCTTGCGGTTGCCGCGCGGAATCATCCAGAACACGGTTTCGACAATGCGCCTGCCGTCCGGGTGCCGGGGTCCATAGATGCGGCGAACGATACGTTCCTGCCACTCGTGAAGCTGGAACGCCGACTTCGGCGCGGTGCTGTTCGGGTGCTTGAGCAGCCGAAGGAACTTCACAGCACGCTCGCCGTAGCCGAACGGGTCATCAATCGGACTGCCGTCAAAGATCCAATCGGGATAGGTGCTTGCCATCACTGCACCTTCAGCGGATTATCGGTGTCGTCGTCGTCATTGGCTGCAATGCCGACACGAGCGCGCGATACCGGCGATAGGCCGTATTCTGCGGCAAGCTGCCGGGCAGTCTGCAAGGCGCGGTTCAACATGCCGAACACCACCTTGTCGAGCGGGTTGACGCTCAAAGCTTCGGTGTAGCTGCGAGCCAAGCCGCGCACGGTGCAAAGCTCTTCAAGGCCGCTAAGATCGGAACGAACAACAATGCCGCGTTCGATCAGGCCGGGCATAATCCGCTTCCACTCCGCGCGCGCATACGGCGAGAGGTGCTTCGGCGCTGCCGGTGCCTTCGTCAGTGCGCTGCTATCGCGGGAAATGGACGGCTTCACGCCGCGAAGGTGGGTCATGACGTGGCAACGGCTCGCAATTCGAGGCCGCGCCGTCTGCCAATCTCGGTGACTTCCTTCAAGTCGTAAGCCTTGCCGGCATAGGTTAGGCGGTCGGCCGTGGTGATGCCCGGCAGGTAGCGAATGCGGAAAACGATGCTGCCGTTCTCTGCCTCGCCGAAGCCGGTCAGGAACTCTGTTGCCGATTGCTGAACAATCTGGGCGCGCACGGTAGCAATATTCGTCCAGGCTCTGACGGTGCCGCCTGTCTGCTTCACCGTTTCAAGCGGCCTTTCGATGTCGATAGCGCGATCAAGTTTCCCGGCTTGCATCAGATAACCCACCTGACAAGCGCCTCAACCGACAGCACGCCATGCCCATAAGAAGGGTTCGGATCACGCGGAAACCGGGAAGCCGTGACGCGGAAATGATCGCACTCGCACCCCTCGAAACTGAGGGGCTTATCAAGGGCACTCGTCACGGCGAAGGCAATAGCCTTTGCAATGCCTATCCCGTCATCGTCAGAGAGCGCCCAGACGTGCAAGTCAATGTAAACCCACGCGGCGCGCTGGCTTCGATAGTCATGACCATGGAGCGTGGTGCTGCCGTCGCTCATGATGATGCAAGGCGTCTCGTCAGGACGCGAACCACTTGCTTGGATATGGTCGGCGGGCACGAGCGCGCTCACTGCCGGATCATCAAGGAGAGCGGCGCGGATTGCGGTTTGGACTGCGAGGGTCGGTTCAATCATTGCTCATTCCATGCGTCTTTGACGGCCTTCTTCGCGGCGCGGTTGATACGGTTTTGGAGGCGCTTGCGGAGAAGCCGAAGGGCGGGCCAAAAGAACGGCTGCGCATCGGTGTCGGACGTGCCGTATTCGACAAGGTGCGCGTAACGCACGTCACTGTTTCCAGCGGTCACAATGACTTCTGTCTCGCCTGCCACGCGCGCGCCGCCCGGTTGGGAATAGGCGGGCGTCGATTGTCCCGGCATGGTGACATGGATGCTATCGATCAATGCGCCGGTATCACGGGAGGTTTCTGCAAGGGCTTTCTGTGCGGCTGCAAGTTCATGGCCGGACTTCAGAAGCGCCGGCATGATAGCCTCGCGAGGCGCGCGGCGTGCGCGATCCATCGCGGCGAGCGTCTTGGCGAGGCCGTTGTCGGTTCTATTCGCCATTGCCAAACCAGTTTTCACGGTAGGAATTGGCGATATCTGTCACGCCAAGCGGCGCGAACTGCATGGAAATGCCGGCTGCGATGGCCTCACGTTGCTCATAATAATAAGAGGCGAGCAGAAGCACTGCCCGCTTCAGGTCAGCCGGGACAGGATCAAGGTCGACAAGCGGCTTGCCGATGAAGTTGCCAAGCCAAGCGTCTGCGGCTTCGATGTAGAAGGTGATGAGGTCATCGTCGGTCGTGCCGTCGATGTTCATGTGTGCTTTTGCGAGCGAAAGCGTGACGCTGCTCATGCGTTTTCGTCCTCTTCAGAAAAAGTTATATTCGGTGTCTCTTGCACGGTGCTCCCCGCGCCGGTCCCCTTCGAACCTGCAAAGTTGGAGGACACCCCCGGTCGGCCACGCCTCGCTCCGCTGGGGCTGGTCAGTGCTTCCCGCACGCTCCATCCCTGCCGAAGCCGATTGTGAATTGTCACCGGTTCGAGGCCCGAGAGTTCCGCCCACTGTTTGATCGTGCGTTCGGTTCCCTCAAACTCAATGAGGGACGGCTTTCTGCCGGGCGGGTGTGCTCCACCCATTGCCACAGCGGCTTCGAGAGAACCGCGCGTTTGACAGCGCCAGAGTAGAGCTCGGATGGTTATGCCGAGATATCGCGCCCACTCCAAAGTTGTTCGGGATTGACCATCAATGGTGTGCTTTGTGTAGTCCGGGCTTATGGAAGCAGATCGGATTACCGGTGCTGTTTCTGTCTTACCAAGGTAGACGTTCACCTTTCGACGCTCATCGTCGCGGCACTGCTTCGAATAGGCGAGCGCACGTTCAAGCGCTGCTCGGCATTCGGCTTCGAACTCCTGCTTATCGATCAGGCGGGCGCGTTCGGCGGGTGTCATTTGCTGCGCTCCTGTCGCTGCTTGATAGAGTTGTGGCAGGGCGCACAAAGAGACTGCCAGTTGGTCCGACTCCAAAAGAGGTTACGGTCGCCACGGTGAGCGATGATGTGATCCACGACGGAAGCAGGCTTGCCGCATCCGGGCATGGCGCAATGGGGGTGCATGGCGAGGTATTCGCCACGGGCTTTGCGCCACTCATGGTTATAGCCACGGGCACGAGCCGAAGGCCGGCGTGCGTCATGCCGGGCGTTGCGATCACGGGTTGCGGTGCGCTGGCACTCACAAAGGACGCCATGGGGAACGACACGGCCACAAGAGCAGATGCGGGGCGGCTTGCTCATCGGCCATGCCTCTTGATGCTGCCGCGAAGCTTTTCGACGCCGTTCCGGTCAAAGGAGGCGTCAGGGTCGGGCGCGTCAGCCGGCGTCTCTTCCTTGTCATTGCTGCCGTGGATCGCCTTCAGCTTCGCGATATGAGCGGCATAGGCGCGGTCAATTTCGGTTGGTGTAGCGCTCCACGCTGCATCCGGTGTCCAGCCAAGCCAGCCGGATGCGTGTTCATAGAGGGCTGCATAGTAGTCGGCCCACGGCAAAGGCTTGCCTGGATTGGTGGCCGGCTTGGCGTTCGGTCCCGGTGCGGGCGTCAACATAGTGATGAGCTGGAAGAGCGGTGCCCGCACGCTGCTGAAGAAAGGTGAAAGCGGCTTTCCCGCTTGGAGATAAAGGAAAGCCGCTGCATCCTGCCGTGAGGTGGAGCACGTCAGGATGATCTCTGAAACAATGGCGAGGTCGCATTCGTCCAGCGCCCGGAACAGTGCCGGGAAGCCAAAACGGGCCTCAAGGGTAACAGCGGCCCGCAAGGACGGGCGAAGCGTCACGGTGTCGCCACCGTGCGCAATCGTCACTTCCTCATATGGGGGCCGCTGAAAAGTCATGCCTTAGGCTGCGACCCTGAGCTTCGTGAGGGCTTCACCCATGACGACACGACCGCCAACGCGACGTCGAGCGGCGAGCTTAACGATACCATTTGCCATGCCGGTCACGTCGTCCCGGACGATTTCGAAGCCCACGCGGTCGGCAACGGCATAGCCGGTCGCAAAGTCACCGAAGACAATCGGGGTATTGCCCGCAACAGCGTCAGGCATGTCCACGGCTTCATAGACCGGACGGCCAAGCAGAAGCGCGGGCTGTCCAGCAGCAATCGACCGTTCCCAGAGATACGCGCCGTCCGTGTCCTTCAGCTTGCGGACTGCGGCCATCGTCTTGCGGTTCATGAGCCACGAGCCATTAGCCGAATAGGCGGTCTTGATGCTGTAAAACAGGTCAATGAGGTCGTCGGCAATAAGCTCCGCTTCTACCTCCTGCACGTCGTCAGACGTAAGAACGCCTTCGGCTTGGGTGGTGCCATTGCCGTTGACGAACCAACCGGCTTCCTTCTGGCCGAACCGGCGAGCGATATGACTGCCGAGATAGCCGGAAAGGTCGATCTGCGCATCTTCAAGCAGAATGCGTGTGACCGGGACGATAACTGCCATTTCGAACGGCTTCAGGTCGATCTGGTCAAACGAAGGTTCGCTTGTCGGACGCGGTGCCGTTTCAGCGACTTCGCCAACGGTGACTTCATCCACAAGGCGCGGAAGCTGAAGCAGCGCGCCGGACATGCTAATGGTCTGGGCCAGACCGCGGACCGGCGAGAATTCCGCAACCTTTTCGAGGATCGAAGCAGCTACCTGTTCCGGTGCCAGGATGCCGCCCGTCGAAGGCGTTGCATAGCCAAGCGATTTCACCTCGCTGGCATCGCCGTTGCGAATGAAATCAGCGAAGGCCTTCTTCTCGCTGTTATTGTTGTCGGCTGCCGGATGGTTGTTGTTAGCCGCAAGCGGGCGATTGGCCTTTGCTTCTAGCTTGTCCATGCGAGCCTTCAGGGCCTTAACTTCTTCCGGGGATGCAACCGGGTCCGACTTCTGTTCGACAACCGGCGCGTTTTTCAGTTCGTCTTCCATGCTTTTTCCTTCAATGATGGATTTGACTTCAAGGGTGCGGGCGTCCGGGTGGACCGGGCGACGGCAAAGCGAAATTTCGGTGATGGTGAGATCGGTCAGGACACGCCCACCTTCAGGGCGGGCCTTGTGTTCGTGAAGCTGGTAGCCGATGGAAAGGCCGGACATGTTGCCGGCGACAAGCCGACGGCGTGCCTCGCGGGCCGGGCCGACGCCCTCGACAAACAAGCGCCCCTTTACCTCAAGGCCCTTGTCGGTGACGGCGTGAGCGTTCCAAATACCAACAACCTGCCGCTGTTCGTGTTCAACGATCATCGGGACTTCCGGCGCGAACTTGAATGCGGTCGGTTCGATAAGGTCGCCGTAGCTGTCGGGCTTGCCGAACGGCCACGCGATGCCGGTAACGGTGCCGGTGTCGTCGATGGAAACTTCGGCCTTGGTTTCGAAGGTGCCGGTGTCGGTCATCGTGCAACAACCCCGCAAGACGTTTCGATGCACGCTTTTAGGGCTGCCACCTCATCCTTACGCTCACCCAATTCGTGCGACAGAATCAGGACGCATGTGAACATGATGAGCGTTGTAATCTTCTCGATCAAAGGCCCGACTCCTTCAGGGCTTCGTTGATCGCGGCGCTCACATCACCAGTCGCGACTGCTTCAGCCTTGCCATTCCAGCGGGCGTCCAGAATGTCGAAGGCGAGTGGAAAGACTTCCATGATCGGGCGCGGCTTGGCATAGGTATCGACAAGCGTTTGTGCGGCTTCCGGGGAAGTGCCGCCGCCTATAAGGCCGGTGCGGATGATCTCGACTATATCGGCGAAATGGAAATCCTGACGCATGAAGCGGGCGTAAAGCGCGCCGATGCCGACGCCGGTCTTGCGCTGCAATTCATCGATCATCGGCGACGTGAGGGCGAAGGTCTTTTCGCCGTCACCAAAATAGGCGTTATGGGAAATCATGCTGCTTCCTTCGGCGGCTGGCGATCTGCCGGGCCGGTCGTGGTTGTGGTCGTGTAGGGATTGGCGAGTTCGTCACCACCCGGCAGCGCCGGCAGGTTCATCACGGCGCGGACTTCGTTCGGGGTCATGGCGCGCATAGCGACAAGCTTGCCAAAGATTTCGGCCCGGCCTGCCGCGTCTGCGCGCTGAAGGTCGTCAATGACGAACTCAAAATAGAAGGTGTCGCGCTCTTCGTCGGTCAGCAGCACGGTCGCATAAGCGTCCTGCCACTTGTCGAGCCACGGGCGAAGGCAGAGCTGAAGAAAGCTCGCGGCCATCTGTTCCGCGTTGCTCCACGTAGCGCGTTCAAGCTGGTAAAGCATGTGCGGAGGAACGCCGAAGATGCGGGCAATCTCGTTAATCTGCTCAAGACGGTTCTCGATGAACTGCGCGTCGGTGCTGGTCATGACCGGAATATTGAACTTCCAGTCACCGTCCAGAATTAGAGGATCGCCGTTGATGCCCGCCTTCCATCTGCGGAAGGACTTCAGCATGTTGGTAATCGCTTTCGCACCAGCCTCGCCTCCTTGCAATTTCTCATTGCTGAGAATGCCACTAGGGCGTGCGCCGGAGCCGAAGAACTGCGAAGCATGCCGCTCGAGAACGGCGGCCACGCCGATGGCTTCACGGCCAAGCTTGACGGGCGAGACACCAGCAAAGGCCGGGATGTAGAGCATGTCGCGGTAGGATAGCTGCACCTGCCCGCGTTCGGCAGAAACGAGGTAGAAGGGTTCGCCGGTAAAGTCGTCAAAGCGGCGCTGCACCTTCGACGGGTCCAGCCGGTGAAGCTCAAGGGGGCGATCATCGGAGGCGCGGACCACCTGCGCATAGCCAGCGCCATGAAGTAGTGCATCAAGGGTGAGGTCGACGCGAAGCTGACCGGCGCTGGTCCACTCGTTGGCGCGGATATGGGTGATTTTATGCGCCGTGTGATCCTTAGCAGCTTCCTTGCTGCCGACGGCTTCCCGGTAGAGTTTGCAAGGAACTGAGCCGACGTTCTCCGAGATCAAACGCACGGCCTGAAGAACAGCCGGAGCGTGCATGGCGCTATATCCAGTAACGGCGATGCCTGACGTGGTAGGAACTACGCCGAAGATATCACCGACTGCCGGATCAGTTAGCGAGAACGCCTTCTGCTCTGTCGGAAAGCCAACGGTTTTCTTAACGGCAGTGATTGCGGAGGCGAAGTTCATCTAAGTTTCCCAAATTTCTATCTGGGAACTATTGTCTCATGCTCGGAATCTGCTGTGAATCCCTAAAGTGAACAAAAGTAGAACAAATCACAAAACTCACGTTTCGATGATATTTCTCACTTTGCCCATCTGCTCCGCGATCTCCATAAGCTTGAAATCGCTTCCCCCATATTCGTCGGCTGACGAACCGGAAGAACGCCCGGTGATGTAGAGCGCCGCCTTGTGACTGACGCCACCGAAAAGCGCGTCTTCGAACAGATGCCGGAAGCCGTGATTTGGAGGCGGCATGTCTTCCCGATCTGGAAAGACCTTCTCATGTATCCATTCGCGGATGCGCTGATCTTCGTTCTTCCCGCCCGGAAATAGCCGCCCTTCGGGCTGCGCTTTCACCCACTCAATAAAACCTTCTCTGACCAAGGCCCGATGCACCGGCACTTTGCGAGCCTTGCCAGTCTTTGTGGTTCGCCCGTCGCCGACACGAATATGAATAAACCAATGACCTTCAACCTCCAATATATCGCGCTTCTCAAGTGGCGTGATCTCGTTCACTCGCGCGCCAGTATGCGCGATAACCCATGGTATCCAACGGAAGCTTGCGCGGGTTGCCGTGCGGGCTTGCTCTAGGAAGTGCCTAGCATCCTTCAGCGAATAGGTGCGGTCGGCGCTGTCGCCTTTCTCAACGTTCGGAAGTTCCAACGCTGCCCATGGGTCCCCTTGTGGGAACATCTGCCGTTCTGATTGAGTGTTCGCCCAATTCATCAGCGTGCGGATAATGGTGATCTTGTCTTTGATCGACTTGCGTGAAAGCTTGCCAGCCGCAAGCATGTCGTCACGCCATCCCTTGCCATCAGCGAGCGTGATTGTCGCCACCCTCTTGTTCTTGCGGAAGTGCTCGAAATCGTATTGAGCAACCCGATACTTCTCTAAGGTCGCTTCGGACTTCACGCGGCCAAGCCCTAGTGCGGCCTGCCGCTCCTGTTCCTCAATCACGCGGTCGAAGGTCCAGTGATCAAACTCACGAATTTCGACCTCTGCCGCCTGCCCTGCCTCTTCCTGCTGGATGGCTTCGACCAGCGCCGGATGCTCTGGCTCTCCCGTAGAGTGATTGTCATCGCGCTCGACTATCCGCGATAAGCCTTCCCACTGCGCGACACATAAGGCGCGAGCGAGCGTTCTAAAGCCATCGGCGCCGGGTCTGGCATTCGGTGCATCCGCGACGTGTAGTGCCGCGAAGGTGGGAGCAAGGAAGTCATAATATTCCTGATCCGACAGTCGCCCCGCGACACCGTCGCGTAGACGATCTATCACATTGTCGTCGACATATCCCGATTTGGCATAGCGGTGATTGGCATCCCTCGCCTGATCATCGAATGTCAAAATCTCGCGATAGTGCCGCACCATGAGTTTCGCCGGGTCTGTCGGTTCCGTGTTGATGACCACGCGCTGGCCGGTGTCACGAGCGTATTCTTCAGCCGCTTTGCGAAGCTGATCTTTGAAGACGGCGACATGATAATGCAGGTTCTCTTTAGCAACCCGCAGGTCAGGACCAAGCGGCGTGCGCAGCTGAGTGCTGCCGACGTATGGCCGAAGCTCCGGCTTGACCGGAACACGGGCGAAGTAGCGCCCGCCGAGTTCTTGCAAATATGCCGGGAGTTTTCGCGTCTTTGATTTTGCCAT